TGATTGATGTGCATAAGGATTTACTGTATTACTGCGTGGTTGCCTGGGAGAGCAACTTTAACGGTTATGTCCTGGACTATGGAACATATCCTCGGCAAGCTGCCGCATACTTTGCTTTAAATAACGCAAATCCTTCCATCTCTTCTTTATATCCTGGAAAATCGATGGAGGCCGCGCTTTATGCAGCTATAGACGCACTGTGCCAAGAGTTGTTGGCAAAAGAGTGGAAACAAGAAGGGGAGCAGCAGAGACAAATTTCGAGATGCCTGATAGACGCAAACTGGGCGCAGTCGACAGAATTGGTTTATCAATATTGTCGGCAATCCCCTTATTCATCGATCCTTATTCCTAGCCATGGGAAAGCGATTCGTGCGGGTAATCTCCCAATGGGGGATTGGCACAAACACCCTGGGGATAAGGTTGGGCTGAATTGGACCATCCCGGCACGTATAAAGCGCAGTATGAAAAGGATAATCTACGACACGAATTTCTGGAAATCATTTCTACAGGCCCGGCTAGCGGCATCTTTTGGGGAACTTGGGAACCTGTCTTTGTGGGGCAATACCCCAAAAACGCACCAACTTTTTTCTGAACATCTCGTCTCAGAATACAAAGTGAAAACAGAAGCCAGGGGGCGCATTGTTGAAGAATGGGAGCTTAAAGCGACAAGGCCAGATAATCACTGGCTCGACTGTCTTACTGGGTGCTGTGTGGCTGCGTCAGTCGAAGGGAGTGTGCTCGCAGCACAGGAAAACAGAAAAATAAAGAGGGAAAAAGTTAAACTTTCAGAGATAGCAAAAACGAATATACAGAAAGTTCAAGGCCATAACAGGATCAGGCTTTCAGACATACAAAAGATGAAAAAATGACCAACTTAGAAATATTAAAATTGAGAAAGAAACAATATATGAATTATAGAGAAGATAAAACACAATTCGAAGAAGTTCGTTATTTTGAAAAGATGAGCAATAAGGAAGCCAGAGAATTGACGAACTTAACAGGAACAATAAATAAAGAACCTTTCCAGCGGCTACCTCGCGGATGTGTTTTATTTTGTTCTGCATCAGGCGAAAAAACATGTGGATTATGGAAGGTAACTTATAGATTTAAAGTATTCCCAGTTAGCAGGGAAGGCTCTTATCTTTTTTCAGATTTTCAAAAGTTAGGTTTAGGTGACAAATGATTTCGATAAATGCTGAAACAAAAATTGAATTCGAAGTAATCACGGGTGATTACGAAAATTTTAAAAGGAACATGTATATTCATTTAAACAATGACTGGAAAACAGTTGGGGGGATAAATGTCTATATCGAAAATGGAGTAACGATGTATGCTATGGCTATTGCGAGAATGGTCGAAGGGCAATTTGGGAAGCCAAGTTAAAATTTGTTTAGTGGAGAGAGAATAGTCTATGACAGCTATCAACAAATATTTTCGGTTTAAAATAGGGCAGATAATTCACGTTTATGGTGACTCAGGGGAAAGTAGGACGTGAACGATTAGAAACAAATCTCTCGTTTGTTGCTGGAATAATTCGAGTTTATTGTTTAGGAAATTCATTTTGTGCTGAATATCTTAGCAATACAAACGAAACTATTTCATGCATTGGGGAGGGTGACAGAATCGAAACCGCATTGAATGCTTTATATGAAAATTTTGTTGATAGGGAGGGAGACAAAAATGCAGAATAACAACAGCGGAAAAGCGTATACCAACAGCCTGGTTCTCTCGTTCATTAAGGCCAGGCACGATCGCAATCAAACCCAAGAGCAGGTTGCCGCAACAATGGGGATCCCTCGACATGTACTCGCTGATGCTGAGTCTATGCGTATTCACCCATCAGCGAACACGTGCATCAAAATGATACAATACATCACGTCTGGAACTCTCTCGATTTCTCACTCCACAAAATAACCGCATTCTTCAATAATCCACGCCACTTTTCCACTTCAATATTCCACAATCCCTCTCTGCCTCTTGTTTTTCTGTACATTATTTTATAGTCTAATCTATTGAGCGTTAAAAACTTATACCTAATTTGATTGCAGCCTTGATCTTAAAACGCTCAAAAATGATAACTGCGTGAGCCCTGGTAGATTCTCCATTAAAAAATAATTATTATTTATTACAGGGCTCACGAGAGGAGACTATATGAGTGACGAAATAACTACGGCAATAACAGATAGCGCAAAAGGCCCGAAACGGGTGAAAGACCAGCAAATTGAGGTAGAACAACACAGTTTATATGAACAAATTGCTGTCGATAAATACATTGCGGGGAAAACGGCACAAACAAAAGCTCATCGCGGGTTGAAAATTAGTAAAGGGGTTGCTCCATCGTCAAAGTAAAGTTTGTAAGCTTCTAAGTGTAGCCGAGAGAAATAAATATAGAAATACTAAATATGGAAATACTAATATCTCCTCCAAAAAATAAGCCTCGAAAGACGATTCTTTCTCAGACAAACCCGCTCGCTAATTCCCGACAATACATCAAAGCCAAATACGATGCAGCCCAAACCACGGACGATAATATTAAGCATTGGGCTGAATCCGATAGTTGCTCACCGGATTACGCAAACTCTCCTTGTATTCGTGATGTTTTACGTCGTCGCGCAAGGTACGAAGTCGCTAACAACTGTTACGCGAAAGGCATGGTCAAAACTCTTGCAGATGACGTTATTGGTACTGGCCCTCGGCTCCAAATGCACACTGATAATCCAGAATTGAATGCACAAATTGAAAAAGATTTTACCTCCTGGTCAAGAAAAATTAAATTCGCAAAAAAACTCAGAACAATGCGAAAAGCGCGGTGTGTTGACGGAGAGGCGTTTGCTATCTTGTTTACGAATCCAAAAATAAAACATGCAGTTAAACTTGATTTAAAGTTGGTCGAGGCCGAGAGAGTATGCGATCCTTATATCAACACCACGGCAGACCCTTTAAATATTGACGGAATCGTTTTAGACGAATTCGGAAACCCGACAAAATATTATGTTTTAAATTATCATCCCGGAGACGGCTGGTATTTTTCGTCAAAAATAGACGACTACACCCCTGTCAATGCCGAGTCGGTAATTCACACTTTCGTACAGGATAGACCAGAACAACATCGGGGAGTATCAGAGATTCTTCCAGCTCTTCCACTCCTCCCATATACCCGAAGGTTTACACTTGCGACAGTTTCAGCAGCAGAGGCGGCAGCCTGTCAAGGGGGAATACTTTATAGTGACGCCCCTCCCTCCACGGACGAAGACGTACAGCCCGAAGCCATGGACAAAATTTATCTCGAACGGAATTTGTTTACGACCGTGCCAGGGGGATGGAAGCTCGGACAACTAAAAGCAGAGCACCCGAATGCACAATATTCTGAGTTTAAACGTGAACAAATATCGGAAACGGCACGCCCATTATCTATGCCTCTCAATGTCGCTGCTTGTGATAGCAGCAGGTACAACTACGCTTCGGGCCGTCTCGACCATCAGATTTACAATAACTCGAACAAGATTGACCAAGATGATACTGAAATTGACGTACTCGATAGGGTTTTAGAAGCATTTTTCAACGAGTATATGTACACAAACACAGGCGTTTTTGATATTGATATTGAAGATCATGAATGGCATTGGCCTGGCAAAGGAGATATTGACCCAGAGACGGAGGCAAAAGCGGCCGAAATTAGACTTAGGACAATGACAAGATCGTACGCTGCTGAATATGCCTCGCAAGGCAAGGATTGGGAGACAGAATTTCAACAGATAGCAAACGAAAAAAACAGAATGAAAGAGCTGGGGATAACAGTAGAAGACGTCACAAATCAACGGAATAAGGTAATTAATCAAGCAAAAGAAGGGGTTTGAGGATGGCAAAAACAAGTGGAATGGCATACGGGGGAGGGAAATTGAAGCAATGGTGGTCAGAATACCCTCTTATTATTGACCTTGAATCTTTACGCTTTGCGTCGCAAATTCCTCTTTTGCTCGACCACTTTGTATCAACTGATTCCAGAGCTGGCATTGTTACAGCAAAAATTTTGGCCGGAAAAGTCTATATTGACGGTGAAATATTATCTGAGAGCGAAAAAGTAAAGGATGTAAAGTTACAGGCTAGCAAAAAGAATGGAGAGTGGCAGCTTTCCGTAAGGACAGACATAAACGATGTGCCAGAGTTGGTGAAGGAAGGGATTCGGAGAATAAACAATCAGGATCACCAGGCACCTTTTTATCATGTTAGAAACGCTCTACTGCGTGAGGTTTCTATAACCCCTCTTGGGGTAGACGGCGAGACACGCCTTACAATCACGGCATCAGAAAAAAACAAAGATACCGCGAACCAGAATTTATTTAACAGTCTTTTTTTTAGTTTCAGCGGAGAAATAAATATGGCTGATGACAACAAAACAAACACTCAACCTGCTCCGACTTCAACACCAATTCCTCAACCACAGCTGCCTCAACACGATGATAGCGCTGTGATAGCGAAGGCGAAAGAAGAAGAGCGGGCAAGGGTGATCGAGATAAAAAAGCTCTGTACAGATTATCCAGACATTGAGGCTTCTGCAATATCCGAAGGTTGGAATACTGAAAAAACGGCAAAGACCGTGCTTGCAAAAATCAGAGATGACCGGGCAAATGTCAGCAAGATTCACGCCCCAAATATTGTATCCCCGATTGGGAATTCATGGCAAGAATTGCAATCTGGAATTACTGCGTCTCTGTGTCTACAAGCAAGCGTTCCAGGTGAATCATTGCACAGAAAATATGGCGACAAAGTAATGGAATTCGCCGACAAACACAGAAATATCTCGCTTAGAGAAATCTGTATTATTTGTGCAAAAAACGAAGGGAAAAATGTTTTCGAGTACGGTTTTGGAAATGAACAGATTGTAGCTGCATTTTCAACAGTAAGTTTACCTGGAATCCTTTCAAATGTAGCCGAGAAGGCGCTCATGATGGCGTTCGGGGCTGTCCCTGGAATTGCTCGTATACTCTGTACAAAAGGCAGTCTGAGCAATTTTAAGACAAGCGAACGGTACAGGCTGAACATCAACGGAGACCTCGAGCAGGTTGCTCCCGACGGACAACTTAAAGACGCAACCGCAGCCGAAGATAAGGCAACAAATAAACTCGAAACGTACGGGAAGGCGTTTTCTCTAACTCGGCAAATGATCATCAACGATGATCTCGGCGCTTTTCTCGCTATCCCTCGCCAGCTCGGAGCAAAAGCCGGGTACAAGGTCGAGGATCTTTTTTTCTCTCATCTTCTTGGCCATGCGCAAGGCCCAACAATGGAAGATAATGTCAGGCTTTTTCACGCCGCTTCGCACTTAAACTATCAGACAGGCGTAAGCACAGCTTTGGGATACCAATCTTTTGCAAACGCAATTCAGTATTTTTTGCAACAAAAACAGCCTGACACAAAATCTATGAACGTACCTCCAAGGTTTCTTGTAGTCCCAACAGAGCTTTACATGTTGGCCTTACAATTAACCAAAGGAAATGTGTTGATTGCGAAGGGGTTTGACCCTAGCGCTGATTTCCAGGCAAACTTAAATCCCGCAAGCGAAATGGGCATTACAGCAGTCCAAAGCGCAAACTTTTCAAATAGTAACTATACAGGTTATTCCACAAAGGCGTGGTATCTGTGGGGTGATCCACGAATGATTGAAACAATCGAGATAGGGTATCTCGACGGACGTGAAACCCCGACGCTTGCAGAGGGGAAGCCAGACTGGAGAACACTCGGTTATTATTTCATTATTTTCTTTGATTGTGGCGTTAGAGTACAGGAGTACAGGGGCCTCCAGAAAAACAAAGGCGAAGCCTAGAATCTTTATTTAGAAAATTAAACAAAAGTAAATTTTGATAAGGATAAAAGTGTATGACAAAAGAATTAACTTATGTACAGCAGGGGTGGGATATTGATTATACTCCTGGGAGTGCTGTAGATGCCGGCGATTTGGTGTCGCAGGGGTATTTACATGCCGTAACGCATTTGGACATTGCCGCGAGCGCACTCGGAGCCGTGCATATCCAAAACCTTTATGATTGCCTCAAGGAGGCCACGACAGACACTTATACCGCTGGGGATCTTGTGTATTGGGATGCGACGAATGCATACGCAACCAAGACCCCAACAAATCGTTTTCTTGGGATTTGCGTTTTGGCAGCCACAGCCACAGCGACAACCGTCCGTATTCTTCTTTTTCCGACCTTTCCCCCAATGACTTACGTTTCGGAGACGTTTGCTCGGGCTGCATTTACCGATGGCCTTGGCACATCAGGATATGTTGATTGTGCGACGGCAAATAAATTGCCAGCCAAATGCGTTCCGTTAGGATGGATAATCGTTGTCGGGACAGGATTTACAGGAGACACGACCGCCGTTGTTCAAGTCGGAGTTTCTGGAACTACCGATAAATTTTCAATCGTAACGACTGAGTCCGTGCTTGCAGCGGGCACGATTGGTTGTTTTCCTGGAAAAGCTGCGACAAACATGTTTATTGCCTCCGCTACAACGTGGCGTGTGACTGTCACAGGGGCAGCCGATTTTACATCAATAAGTGCAGGAAGCCTTACAGTATATCTATTCTATCGACCTGTTGGTGTTCCAATTTAGGATAAAAACATGACTGACTTATTCTCGATAGGTTCGACCTGGTTAGAAACTCAAAGATTGTCTCATTTAGTACAGACTGTCGATTATGTTGCAGGGGATACGACATATAGTAGTATCTCCGCGACCCGCAGTTTAACAAGGGTGAAGGGGCTCGATGCGTACGGGAGAGTTATTTATATCGTACTTTTTGATTTTCTCGTAAAGGCATCGAGCATCATAACGCCGGCCTCTGGGCATAGGATTACTGATGGGACACAAACTTTTGAGGTTCTAGCAATGGGGGAAACTGGGCGTTGTTGGGAATGGTCAGATTACAACAAACTGGTGTATAGAATACATACAAAGGAAATTATATAAATGGCCTTATCTCTTTTAGTCGCAGATGCTGTAGTAGATGAAATAAATTCGCAGCTATGGAGTTATGGGATTTCATCAGCGACTAGGGATTTTAGGCCGGTTTCAGGGCTAAAAGACCTCGAAGATCAAAAGATTACAGTGATCCCAACAGGGGTCAAAAGTGAAAAAATGACGCGGGGTGTCATTGACAACGAGGTTGAGGTCCAAATTGGAATACAAAAAAAATTCGATGAAGAGGATGAGTGTGATGATTTAACGGAGTTACTTGAAGAAATCGCTGGTTATTTTTTAGGAAAAACTTTAACGACATATTCATCAGCAATTTGCCTGAAATCTCAAATTGATCCTCTTTTTTCTCCTGAGCATGTTGACGCATTAAGGACATTTACTGGGGTTATAACATTAACTTTTAAGGTTCCACAAAATGGTTGAATTGCAGATAAAAGTTAAAACGAAAATCGATTATAACGACCTCAATAGACGCATAAAAACAGGGAGTCTGAATGCGTTGGGGCATGCTGGGGGAATAATTAGAAAAACGGCTCAAAGATCGATTCAACAAAGAAAAGATAAGACAATTTTTTCAATGCCTGGGCAACCACCATTTACACATGCTGGTAATCTCAAAAACGCTATACGGTATGAGGTGGATAAACAAAAAGAAGTAGTAAGGATTGGCCCTACTTTTACCGGGATTGGACTGATTGGGCATATACAGGAATTTGGAGGAAATTATACACGAGGGCATTACCCTCCAAGACCGTTTATGAAACCTGCCCTCGATAAAATAGCGAATTTATTACCGAATTTATGGGCAAATTCCATAAGGGGCTAAACCTATGGTGACGTTAGATTTTGGTTGGAATGCGAAAATTTACTACGGTACGGCCGGGAGCACAGCCACCACAGAAATCACAAACACCCGCACCGTGAAAGTAACGGAGGAATCAGGAGAGGAAGACGTTACTACCAGGGGGATGGCTGTAAACGGCTACAGAGTATTTGAACCGACGCTCAAGGGGGCGAGCATTGAAGTCGAAATGATCAAAGACGAGGACGACGCGGCCCTAGCCGCGTTCGAAACGGCATATCATAATAACCCGAGTGATGCGATAGCTTTATACATTATTCCCGCTGTTGGGCAAAGTGGGCTTGATGCAGATTTCAAGATATTTAACATGGGGGATGATCAACCGATTGACGGCGTCGTCAAACGGACGGTCACATTTAAACCATGTTATTCTACTAGAGCCCCGGCATGGACATAATGTGTGTAGAAGGGAAAAAAAATGGCATCAACGTTTAATTCAACATTAAGTATAAAAAACAATAGCTTCGGCAGTGGCTCATATGAACTATCGACGCGAAAAGCTGAGTATAAACATTCATTTTCTAAAACTCTGGCGGCTGGATCCGGGGCGTCGCAGATCGATTTTGTAATGACTGCGGACGGAACGATAGGGGCGGGAAGTAGTGTGACCTGGGATCTCGATGATGGGACAGCTATCAAAGATCTTTTCGAAAATCTCGGGGCTTTCGCTACAGTAAAAAAAATTATTGTCGAGAATACAGGAACAACGAACGCATTGACCATTAGTGGCGATTTTTGTGGTATATCTACCCAGACAATTTCTCTCCCTGCTGGGGGTATTTTTTTGTGGTATTTTGGCGCGAGTGGAAAGGCTGTTACAACCACAACCGCGGATGAAATTACACTAGCGAGTACATCAGGCACGAATTACGAGATCGTCGTTGAGGGTGTACATGCATAAAAAGATCCGATTGAGGGCAAAATGGCAAATTTTAAAGACAATCAAGGGCAAATATGGCCTGTATTAATTACGGTTAAAACGATTCGAGATGTTCAGAACATGCTCGGGATAAATCTATTATCGGTCACAGAAGGCCCTCTTCTGGAACAACTATCCCAAGATCCCGGCCTTCTTTGCAACGTTCTTTACGTCGTTTGCAAACCTACAGCGGATGAACGCAAAATCACCGACGAAGTATTCGGAACCTTGTTAGGTGGGGATTCTGTCGAATCAGCAACCAAGGCTTTTTTGGAGGCTTTGGTTGATTTTTTCCCCTCACAGAAACGCCTTGTAATGAGGCGGGCTCTGGAAAAAATGGATCAACTACAAACAAAAATATTCAGTCAGGCACTAATGGACTTGGAAAGCCCGGATCTGGAAAAGAAACTAGAAGAGGTGATGCAGAAAAGACCTGGCAGCTCTGCTTTGAACTCGCAGGGATTGCAGGGGTAGAACCATGGGAATATACTCTTCGTCAATTAATATGGATTGCAGAGGCAAAGCAAAAAGAGGCCTGGAATCATACATCGGCAATTATTGCGTATATTGTCCAGGTGAATAGTGATGGGAAAAAAAAATACACTCCTCGTGATTTTCATCCTTTTTATCGAGAAAAAACACTTGTAAAAAATGCTCCTTTTAGCCTTTTAAAAAAATTTTTCGTCGACAGGAAAACAAATGCCAAGTGATATCAATGCCGGGAAAACAACTATAGAGATTGGGGCTAGTGACAAGGGATTTCAAGCGGCTTTGAAGAGAACGCAAACCGCGCTTTTTGGGTTCGCCACACTTGTGCAATCAAAAATTGGCGGGCTTTCTGACAGCATGAAAACTGGCTTCCAAGCGGTGTTGGACGCAAGCTTGAAAGCAACTTCACTAATGGATAAGAGTTCTGAAAAATTTGCTTCTTTGCAAGACATAATTTTGAGCATCAAAGGCGCGTTAGGCGCAACAGAAGCAGAGTATGAACGATTATACAATATTGCAGACAAAATGAGCAGAACGCGCAGGATCGGCGCGGAGCAGGCGGCGACTGGGATGTTGTCTTTAGCCCGCGGCGGGTTCTCTGTCGATGAAATTGAACGGGCAATCGAACCAGTTTTGAACCTCTCGAAAGCGACGGGGACAACGTTAGATCGAGCGGTAGAGACCGCAATGGACACAATGAGAGCGTTCGGCTTCCAGGCTTCCGACATGGGCATGATAAGTGACACCCTCACCGCGGGGGCTAACTTTGCTTCTCAATCGATTGAGCAACTTACTGACGCATTGCGTTATTCAGCATCCTCCGCGGCCCTGGCAGGTACAAGTTTTAAAGACCTTGTCACTATGATTGCAACCCTCGCAAATTTCGGGGTAAAGGGGTCGATGGCCGGAACAGCTATTAGGCAAATATACACTTCTCTTGCAAACGAGAGAATAGGCAAAAAACTCAAAGGGGAATTCGGCGTATTGACAGAAATAGGTGGGGAGTTACGGCAACCTTTAGACGTTCTTAAAGACCTCGATAAGGCCCTGGCGAACGTAGGTAGTGCGAAAAGATTACAGGTATTCCAAGAGATTTTCGGGCAAAGGGGCAAGCTCGGAGGCATGAACCTTCGCCCTGGCGAATTTGCACGGCTTTCGCAGAAAATGCAAGGCACGGGCGGGTATGCAAAATCTACGGCAATGATTATGGAAAGCGGAACAGGTGCGGCGATGGAAAAAATAGCGAACGCACAGAAAAGCATTGTCAGAATTTTTGGTGAGGCACAAAACGAGATTTGGGTGAGGTGGGAGAAGACTTATAGTAAAGTTGCAGATACAATAAATAATTTTCTAAAACAGAATAAAAAACTAATCGCTGATTTCTCGAATTTTCTTGCGGTAGCAACCCCTGTTGCGGGGGCGCTTATCGGGGTTGCGGTATCGATAAAAATTTTGAGTTTTGCCATGGCCGGGTTGGTGGGCGTCTTCGGGATTGTACCCGCGGTAATCGGCGCCGCGGTTGGAGCGATTACATTTATGATATCCCCGTTAGGGCTACTCGCCACCGGGTTGGGGATCGTCACAGTGTCAGTTATGAAATTTTTCACAAACACAGGCGATATCTTAAGGTGGTTTGATACACAAATTAAAGACATTGCTCCATCTGTTGAAAAAACGATGGCCGCTATCGGTGTTGCTATGGAATCGAGGGACCTCCCTACGATTTTAGGAACGGCCTGGGCTGGCATCAAACTCATTTTTGCCAGTGTGTTAAACTCTCTTCAGTCTGCATTAATCAATTTTAAAGCGTGGATAGGCACGGTTTGGACAGAGATTTGGGCTCCGCTCGGCGAGATTCTTGACTATTTTTTAGCAGATATTCAATTGTCCATTCAAACATGGTTGAAGTGGATTATGAACAGTTTTACTTATGCCCAGGCGGTTTGGAACGAGATGAGAACAACACTCACGAAAGGTTTTCTCTCCATTCCAGGCATGAAAACAGTGGTTGGGGTTTCGGACGAAGATGTCAAGGCATGGGAAAAATCGCAGTCAAAATCAACATCAAAAATTCTTGAACAAATTGAAAAAAATGATGCTGAATACGCCGAGAAAAAGAAAGAAATCCTTTCAAAACTGGGCAGTTATGAAGATAAATTAGCGGCTGAAAATCTGGCGCGGGAACGGGAGAAAAACGCGGCTTTGCTCCGACTAAATGAAGACTACGCAGAGAAAAAGAAAGCGCTCGATGAGGAGCTGGCAAAGCAGCAAGCGAAAGCGGAAAAGAAGATAAAAGAGAATAAAGCGAAAGAAATAACAGAAAATCCGCTCACGGTGGATGAAATTATGCGCGGGATCCCGCAACTTCTCGAAAAAGTGAAACGCGGGAGTGACCAGGGCGCAGCTATTGCCGCGGAGACTTCGGCGCAAGGTCGATTTTTAGGTTGGGGGCTCCGAGGCATGGAGGCCATGGCTGGCGGCCGCAAAATTGCAAGCGAAGAACTGCAAACCAAGCAATTGCAGGCGATAGAAAAAACGAACAAACTACTCGAAGAAAACGCTATGTGTTTTGAATAAAAAAGGGGGGGGATTATGGACGATAGAGAAAAAGTAATAATAATGCAGAGCAAAAGCTTGAAAGCCCGCAGGCTTGACGGAGTTGGGGCGTTATTCGTGATAGCCGCAATTGTGGCAGGCTTTACCCCTGGGGGTATCGGTTTCGCAATTCTTTTCTTGATTATAGCCGCGTTTTTTGGCGTGATCGGCATGTTTTTTTAGTTTCTGAAAGTGGCATTGTGATTCAATAAAGGTGGAAAATGACAATCTCTGTTGAGGCTTTATTTTTTGATCGAAATGAAATCATTAACACTGACGGGGATTATATCAGTGCTGATATTCCCTATCTCGTAATTGGTGCGACAGATGAAAATGAAGCCTTGGCCGAAACTTTGACGCAAACCCCTGAGACATATGAAAATATTCCTCGTGATACGATAGAGATACAGAACAGAGTTAATAACGAATACTATAAAGTCCTCGTGCGTTATAAGACCCCCGCAAAATCTGGGGGCGGCGGGGATCTCCCTCAACCGAGCTATTCATTCGACACGAGCGGGGGGACACAACATATAACGCAAAGTATTTCAACATCAAAGTATCCAGCTACCGCGAACGACTACAAACAAGCTATAAAAGTAAACGAAAAGGACGTGGAAGGGGTGGATATTACCTTCCCACAGCTTGTTTTTTCTGAAACACATTATTTCCGTCCTGGGCATGTTTCGCAATCTTTCAAGGTTACATTGGCACGAAAAACAGGGACAATAAATAAATACTCATTCAGAGGGTTTGACCCTGGGGAGGTGCTTTTTCTGGGGGCTTCAGGACGACGCCAGGGGAACAAATCAAGTGATTTGTGGGAGGTCGAGTATAAATTTGCAGCGGCAGCGAATATCACGAATAAAGATGTAGGAAACGGAATCATTATAACATCAGCGCGAGGGTGGGATTTTATTTGGATGGAGTACGAAAGCCAAGTAAATACGACATCTCTATTAAAAATCCCCAAAGCCGCGTATGTAGAACAGGTCTATGAAGAGTCGGATTTCGGGGCGTTAGGAATATGAAAAAATTTAATCCAGGCGATCCCCAAAAACTATACGCAAATGACTGGAACACTCTGGTCGATGCTGCAGAATGGGTCAAAGAACGACAAAGAAACAAGTTGTCGGAATCTACAAAGCTCCCTGACCAATCCGGGATTGTGTTAATTCAAAATAAGAGTGGCGCGGCGATGACTCATTTAAATATACTTGCTATCGATACAATTTCCATTACTCCGACAAATAATGAAAATTTCTTTCAATGCAATACCCCTATTTTTGATTGTATTGCATGGGCATCTGTCCCAGATGCAGAAAAATATAGAAGACAATTCGTTATTCTTCAAGAACCGATCGATATAAATAAATGCGGGAAGGCAATGGTTTACGGGATAACCCCGTGCCGGTTAAACGTAATAAACGCTAACCACACATATGCAAAACCAAGTACGACCGACAATGAAAAACTAGACACGTCATATGCTGGACCATGCCGCATTTTGTGGAAAGAAAGTGGTACAGGGACAAAGTGGGGAGTAGTTCAGTTTGCCACGATTCCATGGACAAATTGGCTGCCTACGACACCTTACACGATAGATAGAAGCCTGACTGCTGACGACGCCAAAGAGTGGGATCCTAGCCAGGATAAACCAACCGATTGGAAGGATTATGACGGGGTTAAATTAATTTATGTTACATTGCGTTATGTGAGTGGCACAGGCGCAAGCTTAAAATACGTAAAACACACGTTACAGTGGCTTACTCCTTTTGCCCCTGTAATTGCGGCAGCCGTCGTAACAACAGCGACAACGAGTACATGCTAAAGACTTTTTGAGGGCAATATGGCAGAAAACTTATGGTTAAAAGATAATGCCTTGCTTCTTTACAATGATGCTCTCGCATTAGCGGATCATTGTTGCTGTGCTGGCGATGGAGTCCTCTATAACACTATGCTTTGTACAGATATTACTGGATCTGTGTTTTCTGAAACTACCTACCCACCAAATTCATTTACACGTGGTCAAATTTTTACCTTAAATGGTTCTCCAAGCGGTATGGATTTACCCCCTACAAACGGGTTTTTACTTATTCCTGCAATCGCAGACTGTTCGAAATATTGGGTAATCGGGAAAAAGACATCGACTGGCTTAACTAGTGCGTGGTATTGGGACGGCATAAGTTATGTAGAAAAAAATACAGGATTACCAGACTGCTTAAACACTTCTCTTTATAAAGGTTTTTATGATTCTGATTCACAAATACAAAGGATGCCAGGGGCATTATATGCAGGGAATCAACAACCAGGATTAATTTTCGGAACGCGATATAGTTGGTATGGGCAGGTATCAGATATCCAAGAATGGTATTTCAATATAGCTACAGATACATGGATTCAAGGAGCTATTTACAATTTCATTTCTCCAACTATAATTACAAGCGTTACAAAGCAATATAAAAACGGTTTGTGGGCTTGTACTTACGATTATTATGATGCAAAAATGTATTTAGCAGGGACGGGGGTTATTCCTGTTCCGAATAGCTTTGATCTTGCCAATCAAACTGTTTCAAGCGAAGTCCAAAATCCTCTTTGTCATGCGATTGCTTTCGACAACGAAGAATTATACGCTGCTTCTGCTTATTTATACTATCGTGCATTAGATGGAAAGCGATATTGTGGATCTGGAATAGCAAAGTGGAATGGGGCGGCATGGGTAAAATTATGTTTAAGTTGGGAACGTTATTATCCAGGACTTTTTTCAGATGTTTGGTGGCGTATAGAAAATATCGATGTGAAAGCAGGAAATTGGATTGCAAAAGGAGCGTGGATTATAGGGGGGAGCAATCGATCAGCTTCATTGATCGCTTATAATGATTTTCTTACACTTTATAACTGCTTTACAGGGGGAACAGAAAATGCCGCAGGAGCAGTTATTTGTAGAAATTACATTGTGACTAATGCAGAAAATAACTTTACGGGATCTGAAGTATTTGATATTGCTGCTCTTTCTTATATACAGTCCTACCCCCCAGGCGAAACTGTGTGGAATGCAGAATATGGGTGGTTAGCGCGGCCAGGTGGAAAATCAATTATCTGTCTACATAACATAGAAAAATATGTCCAGGCTGGATATGCCCTGGACAAGGAATTTTCTATAGAAACTGCAAAAAGAGCATTAGGAAAAGCATCAGAAGAAGCGGAAACCCTTAAACAATTCGACATAAAAATGATGATCGATAGAGAAATTCAGCAGCAAAAAATTGATTGGGAAAAGCTCTTTAAACGGCTTAGAGAAAAATGAAAATCGATACTATCTCAATATCAAAAAGCATGAATACAGGCCGAATATCATGGGAATCGTCGACAAACGACATGAGTTATATCGGGATCAACGGAACCATGCAAGGGCCTATTTTTGGAGAGAGTTTTTCGGACCCTACACAACGATATTTTGATTTTATCTTCGATTCGGAAACGGCAGCCGGGGAAGTACAAGACGTTTCTGATATCACCGAATCGATTTCTCCTATCGAGATAGAGCCAAATATAAAGCCTTATATTTCTTGGAATGCTGTTTCTGACGCAGAGCGTTATCGGATTTATCATAAAGAGGGGGTATCAGGGACAGAGGAATTAATCGATGAATATCTAGCCGAAACAACGACAGATTATATAATCAGGATAGATGAAGATTTAAATGGAAACGGGGGGATCTGGCATTTTTTTAGGGTTGAAGCAATCGATGAATCGGGAAATGAATCGACCAGGGCCTCATGGCGATTCTGGATTTATAATGTGCCGGATGCTATTGCAAATTTAACGGTAGAAAATGGCTCAGGAGCGGGATTATTTAACATAACAGTAACTCCATAATTGGAGAAAAGATATGACGACACCGACAGCAGATAAATTAAGAATATACTATCCGAGTAAATATCTGACCGCAGATAACCAGGCAATAACGCAACAAACTGCTGATGCTGGGGGGAGTGTAACAACGATCGTTGATGCTGCTCTCACCCAAGCGAACGATTACTGGAATGGTGCGGTAGGGTGGTTTGACGGAGCTACGACAACTGTAGCTTTACAGGGGATATTTTTTCATGTAACTGATTTTATAGCTGCCTCTGATACACTCGTGCTTTCTAAAGAATTACCTGCGGCACCTGCGGCAGGAGACACTTATAGGCTCGTGCTAGGGGGGAATTGGCGGAGTACACAGGAATGCATGGGAATGCTCGCGGGAGGCGTTCAGCCCGAATTAATTTCGGTGACGGGTACAAATATAACAGGATTAGTGATCACAAAAATAAGTCCAATGTTGGGAGCAGGGACATTATCAGTGTCTTATGATGATACGCTTGAACTGCTCTATATCAAGATGGGCAGCGGGAATTATGGTGTTGGCCTCGATGTTTCTGGCGATGTTACGGCGGGCATCGTAATGGATGAAAATGACACAGGCTGGATACAGGTAAATGTTACGAGCGGTTCTCTTCCTGGCTCTGATCAGGTCGACACATTTACTCTGACGATCCCTGAAGCGACATTGACGCCTGATTACGAAGGGGCAGAAACGACAGCAGGGAAGACAAGATATAGACTCGAAGTGATAAAAAATACTGATGCAACGGAAACCATGGTCGGGGTTGAAGTGTGGGACGAGAAACCATCAGGAACAGACACAACAATCGCTAGCGGCACACTCACGACAGCCGCAGGGTCTTTTGTGGCAACGGATGCTAGCGACTGGCCGGTGCGGTCTTTCTGGGTGAAAAACACGACCAAAACAGACTGCCGATATGTAAAATATAGGTCTGGTAATACGATATATTGCTCGGCATCAGGAGTAACACTTCGAGACTATACATGCACAACCTGGGTAGCTACTGACGCAATCGAAATCATGAGCGATTTGGATCTCGCCCTTGATGCCCCTTCGACGCTGCAATTCGAAAACCCTGCAACGGAGGAAACTGCCCCTTCCGCGACTTTCTACGATGTCGGGGAGGAGGGAAATGCTTTGGCAATCGGGGATATGACAGCAGGAGAAATATACGGAGTGTGGCGCAGAGAAACGATTGTCGCTGGGGCGAGAGCGAGAAACGATATTCCTTTGCATACACAATATTCCTGGAGTTAAAAAGTGGCTGCAAAGAGCGGAAATTTAGCTTTGTTTGATTCAAGATTTTCCATTACGACAGAAAATCTATCATTAAGTGATTCAAAGACTTTTGAATATTTAGAAAATCTATCTTTACATAATTCCCATTTTATTCCTACGTCAAAAAATCAATCAATTTTAGATTGTGCAGGGAAATTAGATTATAAAAATCTCTCTCTGTCAGATGCCCGCTTTACTGCACAATCTAAAAGTCTTTCTTTGTTTGACAGTAGATGGGTAGGGACTTTTGCCCTCAATCATAGCTTGCTAGATTCTCGTATAGAAGGGACGACTTCCAAGAATCTAAGCAAGCTTTCTTCTTTCTATACAGCCGGATACAATATTTATGCGCTGGATATTGCAACCGGAACAGAGGCGTTGCTTGGTTTCCTGGATGCTTCAGGGGCTCTCGTGCTTACAGATGAAGCGCTTGCAGATGGGACTTATGAACTGACTTGTCGGTCAGTATCCCTTTTTTGGGATAATTGCAGGGATGGAAAAAAACTCACGGTGACCATTTCTGGGGGGGTAATCACGAGTCAAGGCCTGCCTCGCATACTAAACCTCAGAAGGGAGTTTTCCAGATTTACGCCATATTTAAAGTGGACTATAGAAGACGAATATACACTAGAAGATATTTCTTTTGCAATTTGGCTTTCTAACAGTACTCCGGTAAGCACTGTAGGAACACCGGATTATACCTGCCAATATTGGGCTGGGCAGGCCGATTATACATATAAATATACTCAATCAGCGTCAAAGTATATATTGGTGGCTGCCAGAACAACAACCACTATCGGGCCGACAACAGAAATATATTGCGCATGGGATAGCACGTCTCCTACAAGTCCTTCGAACCAACTTGGACGAGATGAAGAGGACGTTTGATGATTGGGGAAAAACAAAAAATAAAAATAGAAAAGCTTATTAATCTTTTTGAAGATTACAATTCTTTAAATCAATTAGACATAAGGAATATCGAGCTTGTTACGGATTGTGAATATCTTAAAAATTTTCCTGCTATTGGGGATGAAGAAATTGAGCTCAACGAATTTGCTGGATTATCAGTCTTTTGTATTTTAAAAGATATGTATATAAATTATAAAGGGGAAAAAAATGGATCAACATCAGGAACTCAAACAACATCTTGAAAATTTTTCTAAAACAGTCACGGCATTATCCGAAACAAAACCAAAATCGGGAACACCTGAATGGCTAACTCCCGATATTCTTTCTGCGATGGTGATGGCATTTCAAGCGGTTATGAGTCTTTTAGCAGGGCTTTTCTCTCGATCAAAAGGGCTTTTCGATATCGGCAGCGAGGCCATGACAGGATTAAAACTTTTGGCTGAAAATCAGGTAAAACAGACAGCTATTCTTGAAAAGATACTCGCACACCTGGAAAGCACGTGCCTTAAAAAAGAGGATGCCCAAAAAATGCTCGAAACACTATCAACCAGCATCGCGGATAATGTTACGGCTGGCATCCCTGGACAAATTATTAGAGCGATGGAAGGATACGAGATAAAAACAGAACCTATGAAATTAGTCAGGAAGCCATAAATGGATTTCCTAGAGTTTATTCAAAAATATGTACGGACGGAAGCCCAGGCAGATGCGAAAGCCTGGGGGAATAGGGCCGGCTTGGAACGTAGACAGGCAATTATTCATGTGTGTCAGCAATTAGAAACGAGGGTAAACGATGTCAGAAGAAATAACGGCTCAGGGGCCGGAAACTGCAAAGATAAATGAAGCTCTAAAAATGATCGAGCAGGATGAAGAAATGAAAAGTTCGAAGCGATTATCTTCGAAACTCGAACATAGTGCGGAAACAAACTCTCTTGAACATCTTTTATCAGAACAGCCCCAAGAAGATTCTGTTATCTTCGATGAAACAGGGATAAGGAAACAAATTCCTCTCGGCCCTATTAAAATCTATGATTTTATGAGCAGCTCTTTTAACATCGTCCTGGCTAATACTGTACTTTCAGTCAGTCTTTTTTTTAGTGTAATCGTGATCACGCTTTTAACCTGTCCTTTCCTTTACACTGTCCTTTTTTCTGTTTTTGCGATATTTGCTAGTTTTTGTAGCATAATAACGAATTTAAAGCTTTTAAGTTTGATGTGGAAACACCAAAAAAACATGGTTGGGAACAGGTTTTCTTTACCCCCTGTATAGGTGATACATGGCCTTTTTGCGTAAAATTTTGCAGATTAAGCCTGAATTAAAGAGTGAAGATATTCCTTTAAAACAAGAACAGGTTGATCTTGGAGAAGGCCTCGCTCTTATATTTCCTACAGGGCAGGGGGAATATCGGTTATGTTCGTTTCAGAAAATTGAATACTGTGGAAAAGAATTTACAGGGTCAAAAATACTCGAACATAACGCGGCAATCCGGCTCCCGAACGGACAAATATACCTGTTTAAAGATGATGAATCTCAAGTTGCATGGCGTGAAAAAATAGAGGCCTTTATCATCTGTACGGAATTAGAGAGTCAGTTTGCCCCTGAGACGCTGAAAGCCCTGAAAGCAAAATACCTCGATGAATATTTAGATAAAGGAAAGCATGAGGAATCTGTTGAGCAATTGGCTGCCAGGTTAGTCTATTATACGCGTAAAAAATGGAAATTCGAACGGGCGATTTTTTATACTTTCGATGGGCAAAAGGCCGTCCCTCTGGTAGCTAAAGCTCCCGAAAAAGAATACAAAACAAGCATGAAAATATTATTACAGGCCTATAAAACAAAAGGCCCTGTGAAATTTAATCTAAAGGAGTCCGCATGTTCAAGCCTTTCAATTATCGAAAATAAAGTTCAAATTGCATTTTGCAGTCCGATTTTTTCTCAGGGAAAAGCTGTTGCTCTTTTTTATGCGGATGCTGGGAAAAAAGTACATGATTACGCCATGATCGGCCTGGCTTATCTTTGTTCGGATTTCGGGCATAGGTGGGGAAAACTGAGAGAAATGACAGAGTTAAAAACGATAGATTTAGAGGCGGAAAATGGACGAGAAGAAACAGAAAACATATAAAGAAATATTAAACGCATATTTCGCTTCTAGGCAAATGCGTAATGGAATATGGGTATTGAATGACGCGGACTATCTTGAAGATATGGCAAAATGCTGCGGGAAAAATTTCGAGGCCAGATCATTTTTGAGCATGGGAAGTGAAGCTATTTTGCTTCTTGTTTTTGACAAATTTCTCAAGGTCTGCCGGGTACTAAAAATTCCTAGGCCTGATCTCCCGGAGGTCGCTCTTCGGCGTTTTATCCGAGCGGCGCGGGTCCTTGTACAACTTGAAAGCGAGTATTTTCCAAAAGTTTGCCAATTAAGCTTGACCCCTTTTTTTCTTGTTCTCGATTGGACAATCGGCGACACCTTGAGAGACTGGGTTTTTTCTGACAGATGGTATCCAGATGCTCTTATTGATATTTTTCGAGAATTGCTGAGGGCCATGACGCTACTACACAATCAGGGAATTATTCATCGAGATTTAAGACCTGACAATATTCTTATATGCAAAGAAAACAGAATAAAAGTGATCGATTTTGGTTTTGCAAAATGCCAGGAGAGCAGCCGGCTTACGGTCATAGAGGCCCTTGGAAATGAATTCTATTCCAGCCCTGAGCAGCTTACACATGCCGGGGATGTAAAATCCCCGTCAACGGATGTTTTCTCATTAGCTCAAGTTTTTTATTTCGGCATAACTAAACTCGAACATAAACCAGGGGATCATAAACCAGAAATTCTTATAGAAAGGGGTCTTCCTTCGAAGATCCTAGACTGGTATAGTGCCAGTACACGATTTAACGCAGATGAGCGCTACACGAACGCAGAGATAATGCTCCGGGCATATAACGAGATATTCCCTCCTCCTCTTGTAACAAAACAAGAACACGGGGATATATACGATTTAATAGATTCTTTAATTTTGCTTACCGGGGGGGATCAGTACTTTGCTGAGGTTTTCACATCAAAATTTCTCTCCAGACAGCAATTAGCTAAACTGTGGAAAACATGTTCGGAAAGAAGGGCAAAATTATGCATATCCGAATAAAAAAAGAAATTGCGCCGGCGCAATTTGTAAATCAACAGCCAGAATCCAGGACAATCGTACACGCTAAGAGAAGAGCTATCAATATTGATCCTAATAAAATTGGGGTACTCATAGTTGGAATCGGCGAATATCCAAATCCAACATGGCGCCTCTATAAACCTGTTAGCGACGCAATTTCTTTTTTCAAATTCCTCGAAAATATGTACAACATTCCTCCACAAAACATCCGCAGTCTTTATAATGTAGAAGCGACGAAATTAAATATTATTACTACCCTGCGGGCGTTAGTAAAAACTTTTAGATATATCGTTTTTTATTTTTCGGGGCATGGGTTCAGGGTCGTAAACGCGGACGGTGATGGGGGATGGGCAGAGGGAATCGTATGTTATGACCATGCCTGGGCTCGTGCTTGTATGGTGTTAGATGAAGATATTAGATCTGTGCTTTGTGATGCGAAGAGGGCCTGGGTAGTTGTCGACGCCTGTCACAGTGCCGGGATTACGAGAGGGGACGGGCAAACTCGGGTAAAATCGATACGAGGGCCGGATACCGGAGTCAGACTAGGAAAAAGAACGATAATACATTGCAAAGATATCGTCGAATTGGCGGCATGTCAAAGCTCTGAAGTTGCGTACGAATTAGATTCGGGAGGAATTTTTACAACTACATTGATCGATCTTTTACAACATAGCCCATGTATGAGTTTTTTAGAATTACAAATAAAATTACGTGAAAAAATACGTATGCAGACCCCTCAAATTTCTGCTCCTGAAATGGATTTAACTATGTTCGAAATGAACTAGAGGAGATAAAATAATGACTGATACATATAAGATTGTGCCAGGCGGAGCAATTAATTTTGCGCTTGCCTTTGGTGCGGCTGATACGACGAAAAACGTGATACTCGAACCGAGCGAGGTAGAAAAACTCTACCCGTACATTTACCGTGGGTTTGTCGTTATCCCTAATTGGACTAACGTGGTAACACTCACGGTTGCATTCACTGATGCCGCTGACGGAAACTCGAAAAACCTTGATTCTGATGCAGGATTGGCACAAAATGGAACAAGGGAAATAACTACGCTTACTGTTGAAGTAGCAGAGCCAATCACGTGTACATTAACTCTGTCTGGGGCTCCTGGGGGGGCTGGGGGAACGATCTATTGCACGTTCTACAGCACAGAAAATGCGAGTGGTGCAAGCTCGAGTCTGGGCCCTGTCGTCGCAATATCAGATATCGCCAAAATTGCCGGGGTCGTTCCTCAAATGGATTCGACAGACCGGCTCGCTGTGAGTGTTTACGGGAAAAATGCCGCGAGCGGCGATACAGAAATACATGTTGCTGCGGATGGCGATGTGCAGGTAGACGTAGTTTCGACTACGAGCGACGCGATTCTCACCACGATTGACGCCGACACCGGGAGTATCGCTACAGATGCGAGCACCATAGCGGGCGCAATCGCAGGGTCAGAAATGCAGGTCGATGTCGTTAGCACCACGAGCGACGCGATTTTGACAACGATAGATTCGGATACCTCGGCCCTAGCCGGTTGTGTGGGTGGTACAGAACTTCAGATAGATGTAGTTTCGACTACGAGCGACGCGATTCTCACCACGATTGACGCCGACACCGGGAGTATCGCTACAGATGCGAGCACCATAGCGGGCGCAATCGCAGGGTCAGAAATGCAGGTCGATGTCGTAACAACACCTACCCCTCATGTTACGACGGTACAAGCGGTAATTGACATGGTCGGGAGTGGTACAAACCCTTCAGAAATAGATTCTTCCGCAATGGAAGAATTACACGTGTATGTAAAAAAAGAATTCCGATGGTGCTTTGCTGCTAATCAAACAGCGGCAAACACGACAATCGCCAGTGATACAACAAGCGGCGTGTTACCTCCTGGCTACTGGCCCTTCGTCACAAAGGGCGCAACGTTAAAATTTTACATACGGAGCAATGATACAAATGCTCTAACGGACGGAATTACTTACTGGAGTGGGGAGGAATAGACATGATACAGCGCGGCATACCGGCAACCTTTTTCTCTGCTCAATTTCAGGTATACGCTCTCGGAAATCTCGGCGCAACCGAAACGATAAATTGGGCGAACGGGCAATTCCAGGAAGGTACGCAGGATCAAAATGTGGCTATAACACACAGCAATATGGTAAAAGGCACCTGCTATCAATTCGAGTGGACTGTAGGCGCAGGCGGGGGATTCACGATGACGTGGGTCGATACGATATATTGGGACCAGGGCGCGGAGCCAACTTGGACAACAGTGGCAGGGGAAACGAATATCGCAAGATTTTATTATAACGGAAGCAAAATAATAGCGTCCGGATGGACACAAAGTTAGAGTTTCGATTCGAAACTCGACGTAAGTCATTGATATATAAGGTTTGGAAAAGGAAAAAGTATGAAAGCAATAATAAAAAAAGTCACTAGCCCAACAGCGGATAATAAAGCTGTAGTTAATCTCGAAATCGAGATAAAAAAGGATGACGGAAGCCTGTTATGGTCAGGACAACGGGCGATAGCTACTCATGAAACAGACCCGGCAAAGGTGCAGGCATACATAAAAACGAGCTTGCAAAACATACGCAATCAGGCCGTAGCAGAGGCAAATGCAAAGCTCAAAGATGTAGTTGACACTCTTGTAAACCAGGAAATTGATTTGGATAAATAACTATGGCACGATATTTTGTAAACGGGGGAGTAGATAATAATTGGTCTACTTCGGGAAACTGGAGTGCTTCACCAGGGGGAGCAGGGGGAGAAACTGTCCCGACAAGCACAGATGATGTTTATTTGGACGGTAGTTCCCCAAATTGCACTATAGACGCAACAGCAAATTGCAAAGATTTCGTGTGTACAGGCTACACGAATGCCCTTACACAATCTGCAGATTTAAATGTGTACGGGGATACCTTTACGTTTGTTGCAGGGATGACGTTTAATTATAATGTGAACTATGCAATAATTTTCAACGAAACAGCTACGTTTACAAGTGCAGGAAAAGAGATCGGAGGGATAACCCACAATGCTCATGGGAAAATACTTACAACTGATAATGTAACAATAAATGGAATTATAAATTTAGGTACTGATCCTAACGCTCCGTGGTTTTTTTGGGCAGGGGGGGTTCTTTCTTGTAAAGGCAATATTACAACGACTGGTAACGCAAATCCAGAAGGTACAAAAATAGAAATTTGTGGAGTGAATGATCAATTATTTGATCTATGGTCACTACGAAGTGGGTATATAACGATAAATAAGTCTGGAGGAACGTTATCTTTTTCCGGAAAATTGTACAACGGGGAGTTAACATTTATTCCTTTAAATGGCACAGTATTAACTTATATTGCTGGTACTGTGGTTCATGTTGCAACTGGAAATCTTGCGGCTGGTGAGGCAACGATAAATACAAATGGAATAAACTGGGAAATGTTCGGCATTTGGGCTGGACCAATTATCCTTACCTCAAATATGTCTGTTAAAAATGTCAGAATCGGTGCCGCTTTATTTCTTAATGGCAATACAATAGATTGTTCAGAAAATTTATTGTTAAATTTTAATATTTTTGGAACTACAAATATAAAAATGACAGGTTCCAGCAAAACCATTTCAGGGGCTGGCAGCAT